CTTGGAAAGGGTCAATTGGTTCCAGATGTGCATCCAGTCACCATATTGACGGTCAATGCGTTGACCACCAATCTCAACCTCAACCTGGGCAATAAGCTGCTCACCGATGAAATCTAACCAACGGGCATAGACATCACCACCAGTAGAATTCTTCATAGATTGGTTAATCTCGGGAAGGGTCACCTGAAGGTAGGTGCGGTAGGCAAGATCACCATTACGGCTGATCGTGCATGTAACACGGCGACCGAAATCGGCTTGTCCAGAGAAGGTCTGCTCAATGGACTCCATTGCGAAGTTGGTATGGCGTCTGTAGGACACCTTCCAGAAAGTAATCTCGGGGGTTCCGGTAAGGAACACGTCTTGTGCGCCATAGGCGACTAATTGCATCAAACCACCAGCCATTGTATGGAATTATATACTCTGTAAAGAAAAAAATCTGGTGAATTAATTAAATACATTAATTAATTCAATTAAAATATGGCTAAATCGTTTTACCGATTTTTTAACTATTGAGACATAGATTACTATAGAAACCACCAGAATTAAGCTACAAACATACTTTTGTAAATAAACTTGTAAATTACTACAATATTCCTAAATAGCAGGCAACACCCATATAATATTCGTTTTACCACAAATATTATACACAAATCACGAATTGAACATATTGCTGCATAATAATAGCATAACTGTTATAAGATAAAACTATCAGAATTGTAATTAGAGAGTAAGAACGTCTCTAAATAATCTTCTTGAAATACCTCTTGTCTGTTCTCGTGTTTCTTTGTAAAGATATAGGTATCGTTATTTTTCTTCACTGTCCATCCTTGGTCAAGTGCATTGGCTACAAAAACCAATTTTTGAAAAACTGATTTATTCACCTTTATGTTAGTTGGTGTATCCGTTACCAAGTTGCCTTGTTTGCTATTCATGTATATAGAATAATGCCATACTACAAATCACATACAAATACGAGTTCGTCAATAAAATACTAGAATTGTCCTAAAATCAACATAAAAACACTAGCCTAAATATTCTATTATAATATATACGTTATTACATGTCGGGGTCTAATATTATTAAGCCAAATGGGCATAAACCATCATTAAATACAATTGATGAAAAACATACTGATATGCTGAGGCAAATTAACAATGTGGCTGAAGAAATAATTCCTCGTTTAAATTCGGAGAAAGAGCAATTAAAACGTTATATTCGCACATTAACGTCTGACCAAGTATCTGAATGCCTAGATGCACGAGACCGAATCAATGACATTCGCACAGAGATTCGCAATCACAGAAAAGAGAACAAAGAATATATGTTAAATAATGCAAAGTATATATTTGGTTATTTTGAACAAAAGCAACAGATTTCTAATAAACTAGAAAAGGTTCAGAATATGAGTTCAGTCAACACATTTTTTAAAATCAAATCTAATAATCCAACTTCAGACAATGAAGCTAGTAATAAATATGCAAAATTAAAGAGAAATTGCCAAAAATATTGGCGCAATGTAACCAATGACCTTACGAATATGCAGGATTATATAATGGGGTCAGACCTATGCGAAACATGCCAAATCGGAGAACTCATTCCACAAGACGAAGAGGGTGTTCTTATATGTAATAATCGGAAATGTGGTAGGTTTATTACCTATATTGTAGATAGTTCCAAACCAAACAACAAAGAACCACCAAACGAGGTATCCTATACCGCGTATATACGATTAAACCATTTCAAGGAAATCTTATCCCAATTTCAAGCGAAGGAAACCACCCAAATACCGGAGGAAGTATTAGCTGCAATCCGTTCGCGTATAAAGAAGGAGCGTATTACCGATATGTCATTGATTAATTACGATAAAATGCGCGATATTTTACGGAAACTAGGTCTAAACAAGTACTTTGAGCATATTCAATATATTAATTCTCTTTTTGGTATTAAACCACCCGTTATGAACGAAGAACTACACGAAACTTTATGTGTTCTCTTTATTGAAATACAGAAACCTTGGGCAGTGCATTGTCCTGCTAGTAGAACCAACTTCTTTAATTATACATATACCCTTCATCAACTATGTGTTTTACTTGACCAGACACAGTACTTACCCTATATACCTATGATGAAAGACCGAGAGAAACAACTAGAACAGGATATGATTTGGAAAAAGGTATGTCACGACTTGGATTGGGAGTTTTTCCCGTCTGTATAGATTTTGTATATTTCACACAAAATCTATATAAACCATTCTTGTTGTTTAGTAGTATCACTGAACATTGAATAATGAACAATACACAGTTCTCGTATCCTTTGAAATTAACCCTATCTTACACGAATGATGTTGAATATCGGATATCTATACGCCAATTGTTTCAAATGAATGCACAGAGATATCCAGATATTGTGCATTCAGACATTGACGATGTCAGTCGCGATGAATTAGAATATGATGAAACCTCGGCTGACTTGGCAATGCAATATATAATGGAGAAAACACACAACCACCCACTATTCCGCACATTATATGAACAAGCCGCATCATTTATGTTTTCAACCGATATAAATATTGGTCTAGCCGTATTATTTAGTTATGATTACCTCTTGCTTTTCCACGAGTGTCTATCTGAATACTTTTTGTCATTGGCAGACAGCGAATGCCAGTTTACTGAACAAAACGAAACATACCAAGCACTTTATACTCGTATTTTTATGAAAAGATAAGATTTTTTTGTATATAGAATGTATATTCTGTATACAAACATGTCATCAACACGTAATAAAAATATGCTAGGCGATTATACATTAGAACAATCATCTAACAAAATGGGTTGTAAATATTCTACATATGAGAGTGCTGGTAAACCAGTTGAAACATATTATGCTGGCGACGGACTACTTGCTGGTAGAATTGCTGCATCAAATCTTGCATTCAATGCTTGTGATATTGAGTCTCAGTTATTCGGTATCGGGTCAACCAATCTGGTTAATCCAAAGAAGGATGTCCAACCTGATATAAAACCTTTGCAATCATTGAATATCATTGATAAGTTACCGGTTCTTATTCCAGAGCCATTGGTGGTTGAACATAATCAGCGACCCTATTTTATGAACTAGGATGATTTTTTACTGTATGTCGGTTAAACGAAGGACGTTTTGATTTAAACGACGTATTATGAAGGGCGGGTTTAACTGGTCGGTTATTTAGTTCATTCTGTTTGATGGTCATCTTCAATGGCGGTGGCGCAGTTGATGGGGGACTACTCGTCTTATATAAATTCAAAATGGCTTGCAATTGACTCGCAAATTCGTCACTGGCGTTATTTGTCGGGGGGTCAGTGGGTAATTGTTCGCACTGTTCTATCAAAATGGTCATATATTCCGGCAATGGGTCAGTTGAACCATCTAGATTAACTCGTAATGGTAATCTAATATTTGCCGTGACATAACGGTCATTCATATGTTTGTTAAATAGAATAGAATAATAAATATATTCTATTTAACTCGTTTTCAGGCGATACGATTATTGTTTTTTTACTTGCTTATTCAATTCTGATAATACGGTCAATAAATTTTTAAAATTCTTATCATCTATATTTGTTGTCTTCTGCTTCACGACCGGCTTGACAGTAGATGGGTTTTCCGTTATTTTATGAAAAGCTTTCTTTTGATTATCCCAAAATAAGTGTATTTTAGAAATTATTTCTGGAGCAGTATCCGGTGATGTGGATTCATTTATAATATATGTTGCAATATATGTAAAATTATTTTTATCTCGGAGTTGGTCTGTAATATAGGTAGGTAATTCTTCTGTTGTAATAGTTTTCTTTATGGGTGAGTCGGTTTTGTCTTTGTCTGATTCTTTTTTTTCAAATAGACTCCAGACCAAATCTTTTATATTAGCAAAATTAGTTGGTGTTGTTGCCTGTTCCAGTGCTTGTTTTTGTACCGCTTCTAGTTTTTCTGCTAGTTCTGTTTCCAGTGCTTCGTTATTTTTATTGTGTGTTGCTCTTGATGATAATCGTAGCTTCTTCGTCAAGGTCTTTAAATCTGCAAGTGCTTTTTCTGCTATTACTTTTTCTGCTAGTGCCGATTCCAGTTCTGTGTCTTTTTTTTTTAGTTCTTCTCCTGCTTGTGCTTGTGCTTCTGCCAGTTCTGTTTGTTTTTGTACAAGTGCTTGTTCAAGTGCTTGTGCTTGTGCTTGTGCTTCTACTAGTTGTTGTGCTTGTTCGTTTCGTTCTTTATCTACCTGTTCCAGTGCTTCTTGTTGTCTTTTCAGTGCTTCTTGTGCTTCTTGTTGTCTTTTCAGTGCTTCTTTCAGTTCTTCTTGTGCTGCTGCCACTGCTTTTTCTTGTGCTGCTGCCACTGCTTTTTCTTGTGCTGCTGCCACTGCTTTTTCTTGTGCTGCTGCCACTGCTTTTTCTTGTGCTGCTGC